GCCGCTAGTCTAACTAATATACAAACCATAGATCATAAAGCTATTGTTTGTGCGTCTGATCCTCATACAAGTAATGTTTATTTTGCAATATCCGATAAAGGTGATGATGATTTTTGGTATGCCACTTACCCCAGCACAAATTTGACAGCAATGGACAGTGGTGGATCAAATAATGGCTCGCCCCACACCGATGGTGTTGACGTTACAAATCATGGCACAATGATTTACACGAAGTCTGATGGGGGTTATTATTACAACATAGGTGGGACACATACTCAGTTTTGGAGTGGGGATACCATACAGTGTATACTGAGCTTAGACACTGCAGCCAATGCAGTTCAGTTTGTTTTAGCAGACGGTAAAGTGTACGGAATAGATTTGCCAATAACATAAAGGACAACAGACGATGAAGATAGCAAAAATGAATGGAGACACTCTGGTATCTGTCGGTACTCCTAGAGAACTATACCCCAATACCAAGCACCCTTCAGGTGGGCCAACGGATGATTGGCTCTTAAATGCTTCATGTGTTAAGGCAGTAAAAATTGTAGACTTTGATAGAGCCACCCACAAAAGTGAGAATGTAACACCCTATATTTCTGATGGCACAGTTTACACTAATCGTGTAGTTGCACTAACATCTGATGAAATATCTGCTAACGCCGCCGCTGTTGTTGCCGCAACAAAACTGCGGAACCGCACTGAACGTGACAGGCGATTAGCTAAGTGTGATTGGGTTGCAATAAAAGCATTAGAAGCTGGTGCTTCTGTACCGTCAGCATGGGTCACATACCGAACTGCTCTGCGTAATATCACAGCGCACTCAAATTGGCCTGACCTTGAGGCTGGCGATTGGCCAACTTCACCATGAATATTAACTGGACAGTCGTAACAATAGCAGGTGCTTTACTATTACAGGGGGCCGCTGTTGTATGGGCTGTGTCAGCAATGGTGTTAGACATTAGGTACAACCGTATGGACATATCAGAGATGCGTTTAGATTCGTCTAGGCTAGCTGATGAAATACATGAGAATGATATAATGATAGCACGTATTGATGCTAATGTTACTGCAATAAAAGAAGCGTTAAACGTAGTAACATTAAATCATAGTTCAAGGAATTAAAAGTGACACGAATAATTGCCGCTATAGTACTTCTCTTGGTAGGAAGTTTAACCACAGCACAGGCTGCTGATACTATATATACTGACAATACTAGCAAGGTAACTTCTGGTGGGACGATGGACACCACTGTTCGTAGTCCTCCTCCTTCAGCAATCACCCCACAAATAAGCTCAGGTACAGGTGATCTATGTACCATTGGAGTTGCGGGTGCAGTACAGACACAGATCCTTGGTATCTCTATGGGTACAGTTTACACTGAAGAGAATTGCCTACGACTAAAGAAGTCAAAGACTATGTATGACATGGGCATGAAAGTAGCAGCTGTATCTATCATGTGCCAAGATGAGAATGTGTGGTCAGCAATGATGAACGCTGGTACACCTTGCCCTAAGGATGGTATGATTGGTGATGCAGCTAAGAGGGCATGGGAGATAGAAGCTCTTACGAAGCCTGTGCCTGCACCAAAAGGCAGTATAATAAAAGGTTTAGCTAATGTTGATAATGATACAAAGGTTGGCATTGGTGCTGTACTTAGCATCCTTGGCATCTTATTCTTACTCTGATCCATACTCTTATGGTGCAACTAGTAATGCTGCAGCCAATGGACTTAGCTGGGGTATGCCCTCTGTATTCCCTTCGGCTACAGGGCTAGATGTAAATGGTTTGATCTATCGTTACACCACTGTTAAGAATGTAGAAGATAATATGAAGGTACACGTTGGTAATCTAAACGCTAGCGGAAGTGGTTATACCTTTAGAGAGACAGATGATTGGTCAGGACTACCTAGTAATACAATAACAAAATCGTTTTCCCTTGGTAATATACCAGCTGCTGCTTGGGGTGCAGGGTCTATTGAAGTTGAAGGTACAGGACAAGTTACAAATCCAGTTGTGATATACAACTACAGAATTGATGAGTGCTACGATCCCCAGCTAAACCCTGCGTGTTCAGGATATGTTAAACCAGTACCTGTCGTAGTTGAGGTAGATATATACGATGCGTTAGAAGATAGTACTGTAGTAGAAGTATTAGATGAAGATACAGAATTTAAATATGACGAAGATGGTAACCGTATAATTGAAGATAAAGAAGATAAGAAAGTTTCTAGACTTGAGATGGGCCTAACAGCTTCTGCCAATGCTTTAACAATCTTTAGAGCACAGGGCCAAGCAGAGATAATAAACCAGATTAACTTACAGACAGACTTAGCTATGTACTACAACTCTTCTATCAATGGCGGTTTTTACAAAGACAGTAACTCTCTTGCAGATTCTAATTTACCAGACAATCCAAAGGCGTTTAGAAATCATCTAGCCCAACAACTACGGCACGAAGAGATGGTTCAATTACAGTATAACTAATGAGGTTCAATATGAAATATCCTATTCTAATTCTTTCCCTTTGCGCTACACCTGTGTTGGCAGATGTTAATATTGCTGGAAGCGTAGAAGCTAAGTGCATAATCCAGACAGACACTGGTGGCATTTACGGAAACCCAACAGCTACAAAACTAAGCACTCTACCTGCTGACGGTGGAGTAATACCAATCGTGCGGTACGATGTAGCTGTAGCAAACTATTACACTGCTAAGATTACTCACCCGTCAGCTTTCTCGTCCTCACCAACTTTGACTGACACAGTGGCTTGGACAGGGGTAAGCTCTGTTGCTCAAACAACTGATGCGGGTATGGCAGCGTATGATGCAGCAAAGGTTGTGTACGGTTCCACTACTAATTTTAATCTAACTATTGCTGGAAGCACTTGGTTTAAGACTGCTAGCACCGCCACGTATGGTGTCGGCAAAGCGTTTCCCGGTGGTTCATATGCTGCTGTAGTACAGGCTGAGTGCATTGCTAACTAGAGCAGCCTTAATAATTATGGCGTGGGTGGCTCCTATCTCAGCACATGAGATGACACCTGCGTATCCTAAGATTAAACCATCCTATGTATCTGGTGTAGTGAAGGTTGAGATGTCTATATTTAATTATAGATCAGATGTTAAATACTACCAGATTAATGTTTTTGATGCAGCTTGGAATAGCGTACCCTTCTCAACGCAGTATAAAGTATTAAAAGTTAAACACAGTGAGCGTAATAACTTTGATGTGTACCTACGTAAAGCAGATTTAAAACGGGCAGTGTATCTATGTACAACATCTAAGGTTAAAAAACAAGCAGGTGTCAAAACTTTGGTTTCATCTCGTATATGTTCTAGGTTGAATGGTAATAAACCATGAGGTTAGCAGTTGCTTTATTCTTTGTGGCTACAGCAGTAAACGCAGAAAGTAGTTCTCTTTCATTACAACTGCCAAGTCCACCACTAAACTATCAGTCTGATCGTTTTAAGGCTGGTAGTCTAGACTGCTCAAATGCTATAGGGGGAGCTACTAACTTAGAGTTTGGTGTAACTGGTGTTATGAATGACTTTAATAGTAACACGGCACAAGGTAAAGACATAGGTATATATGCTCGTGTTGTTATACCATTAGACAAACCAAAGTCTAGGATAAACTGTGATGATCTATTCCAACTTGAGATGAGACAACGCCGTTTAGAAATACAAATGCTTAGGGCAGAGTTAGCCCAACTAAAACGACTACAAGATTCTAATGTAGACAGCAACGGTGAAATGGACTTTGAAAACTAATGGCTGACCTGACTAAAGTTGCTGACAATATTGATGGGCTTTCTGACCGTCAGATTAATGCAGGTGGATTTAGGTTTACCTTTGCTTCAGTCTTTGCAATCTTTACTTTTATATCAACTGTTGTTGGGGGTTTGTATGGCGGCTTTGTTTTGTACCAAAAGATTGAAGGCATAGCAGGGTTAGACCTTGGTGCTTACCAACAACAGATGGATGTTATGGATGCCAAAATGTCTGGCATAGCTGAGAAGGTTGAGGAAGGTGTAGAGTATTCTCGTGCTATTAAGAATGGTCTGTCAGATGACATCTTACGTATTGAACAACAGACAGATCGTGTTGAAGACATGGTGCGTGAAGCAGAAGAAAAAGTTAGAGCTATGATTGATGCAGCTGAAGTTAGGTTTGAAAACCAGAGAGATCGTCTACGTGTATCACAAGGTGCAGACCTAAAAGATTTAGAGGATCGTCTTACAGCTAAGCTGCAGAGGGCGTTAGATAATCCTTTAGCTGATTAAAGAATACTTGACTTTTTAGCCGTTTTGAGTTAAACTACAGTAATGCAAATAGATAATAATAAAGCTCTATCTGATGGGCTAGAGTTATTCAGACAGAGTAAGTGGCATAAGATATACAACGTAGAAGATATATATAGATACCTTATAGCCCCTATAAAACATAACAGGATACGCCTGTACTACCAAGAAGACAAGCCCATAGGATTAGTTACTTGGTGCTGGTTAGATAAGCAAGCTGGTAAAGACTTTCTACAAGGCCAGTACTACATAACAGAAGATGACTACGTAGAAGACAACAGGGAAGAGCTTTGGGGTATTGAATTTATAACTCCTTATGGGAATGCAAGACAGGTAATGTCTTTAATACTCAAGTATCACAAAGATCTTTACCAAAGGCAAGAGAAAATAAACTGGCGTAGACTACATGAACCAGCCAAAAGACACACAAGAGAGTTTAAAACATGAGCTATTATAATCCCTTTATGCCAACTCGCCACCTACACCCAAGGTCGTATGGGCTTATGGTATTTGGGGGAGGCGGTGGTGATACTGCACCTGCTGCTCCAGTAGCTGCTGCACCTGTAGCTGCTGCACCTGTAGCCCCACCTCCACCCGTGTTTACATCTTCTAAGCCTGAGCTTGCTAATCAAACTTTTGATACAGATGCTGCAAAGAATGCAGCAGAAGCTGTAGTTGATACCGACAATAAAGCTATTGCTGACTACAACACATCTCTTAGCTCTGCTATAGCTGGCGTTAACAGTACAGGCCTTGATGCACTAGGTAAGTCTCAACTAGAGCAGAATGCTGCTGCTGGTGTAGCTAAGCCTGCTGTAACTTACGGCGCAGATAAAATAAAAACTAGTTATGATACTACTCTACAAGGCCTACAAACAGCTGCTGCTACAGCAGGCCAGACTGCAGGACTACAGATAGCCTCAGGTCAGCGTAACTTGGTAAATAAAGCTATCACTGACCCTGCATCCCTAGCTACTACACAAAATGTAGTTTCTATTAACCCTGATACAGTAGGGACTAGCATACCTCAAGGTACTGGCCTGCTACCTACTGCAGCCCCTACTGCTGCTGGGGCTGCAGTAGGTAGCAGGCCAGTACCTTGAGGTATGCTACCTACTGCAGCCCCTACTGCTGCTGGGGCTACTGTTGGAACTGCTGCTAGTGCGGCTGGC